CCTCATACAACTGCACCTGTGGCGCAGTTAAATCAGGCGTCAACTCACGGTCAGAGTCCATACGAGCCACAAGTGCATCACTCCATGTTTTACCTGGGTCACCTCCCCAGGCTGCCCATGCCACCCTCCCTGGCGATGGATATCCTTCCTCCCCGGGGCTGAATCCCTGGCCCTGCTTATCCACCTCATGACGAGCAAACCATGCGCTCATCGTGCGGATGGTTTCATCACTTAGCTCTTCACCACTCAAAATCTGACCGGCACGCCGAGCAGCAACTTCAGTGCCACCCTTCCGGCCTTCCTGTTTCCAAGCGCGGTAACGCCGCGCCTCTTCCTTCATCCCATCAGTCGGTATCGCGCCCATTACTTCTTCCTCCGGCTACGGGTTGGTGCAGGCGGCTCTTCCGCCGGCATCGGCTCATCAGCAGCAAGCATTGGCTGCTCAATAATGTCGCGATCAAGTTCAACACCCAAACGCTCAGCCGCCTGCTGTTCCCTCGCAAGCTCAGCCAGGTTTTCATCGAAATCGCCGCCAAGCTTCGCCACAATCTGCGCCTTGGTCATGTAACCCGCCTGCTCCATTTCGCGGTAAGCCTTCACTTCCTTCAGCGGATCAACCCAATCCCACCCGCGTGCCATCCAACGCGGTGTGTCATAACGCTCAGGGCGCGTCTCAAAATCATCGAATGGCAGCTCACCAGACAGCACCGCAAGCGACAGCCACTCACGGAATACCCGCATGTGAAAGTGCTCAATCAAATACGACTGCACCACCTTCCAGTGCTCGCGATCCTCAAGCAGTGACAACCTGCTGCTCGAATAATTCGTATCACTGAAGTCACGGCTCAATGTCTCATACGAACAACCGAAGCCGCTAGCAAACCTGCGCACTTTATTGCGCACAAACATTTCATACTGCTGATCCGGCGAGTCAATATTCGGCACCGTGACGTTTTCGCCCGGCATCAAATACTTGAACATGCCAGGCTCAAACTCACTTATGCGACGTTCGTTTTCAATATCGTCAGCAGTAAGTTCACCTTCTTGGTTGGTAATAAAGCCCATCACACTGGCGCCAGCGCGCGCTCTAATCACCGCTGCTTCTTCATATCCCTGAAGCTGATGAGCATCCGTCATCACAGGGTGGAACCACGGCACGCCACGATGTTGTTGCGGCCTCTCGGGGATAAACAAATGGATCACATCTTCCGCAGGCAGGAAGACATGCTTTTCATTTCGCTGCGGGGCATTCTGGAACCAGTAGTCACCTGGATGGCGCGTGAGGAAGGCGTACCGCACAGGGCGGCCCCATTCATTAACCTCCACGCCCATCCGCCATTCGTTCCCATTGGCGAGGGTTGGGCCTTGATACTCCTCATCCAGGTAATCAGCCTCAAGCATCTGGAGCGCCAATGGCACCCTGCTACCACCGAACGACCGACGCACAATCCTGAACAAAGCCTCCCCTGACTCAGGCAAGGCGCCAACAGCCAACCACTCCATTACGTGGAAGCTATGGCGCCCCGCAACATCACAATGCTGCGCGCGGCACCATGATGCCCACTTCTGCTCAATCAGCGCGTTGGTCCGCTCATCACGGCGATTACCACGCAGCGCTGCAACCTGCGATTGAATCTTGATGCCAGCGCCGACAACATTGATCTGCGTCGTCCGCTTTGCCTGCTTGGCGTACGGATTGTTCCGCACCATCTCGCGGCTGCGATCACGCAGCTTGCGCAGACTGGTGCGAATCTCAGCATCAGCACTAGCCTGCGTCGCCATCCAGTCGCTGGTCAAGCGACTGATGATCGCGCCTGCATAATTACGGCGCCTCACGGGCGGCATCACCTTCGGTACGGGCTGAAGACCGAAACGTTGCAAAATCGCAGTACGGATGCCCATCAGCCTTGGTTGAAGCGGACGTAAAGGTTGTTCGGATCGCCCAGACCTGATGCGATCAACTTCGCTTTATTCTCGCGTGCCACTACCGCTTTCAACCTTGACTCCAACGCCAGCAGCTCAGTCAGGTCATACCGCTTAAGCGACCGATTGCCGATCCGATACTCCTGCGTCGCGCCACCAGTCATCAGCGACCGGATAGCAGCCTGAACAGCATCCAAATCTTTCTGCGACTGGGTGCGACCGTCAAACGCACCAGGCACACCCGCATATGCAAGCGATGCCTGAACCTCGATCTGACCTCTGCTGTACTCAGTGACGGCACCCCCGCTGATTGCAGTTAGCAATGCCTGGAAATACCAGTTCGGGCTCGCGTCCATTGCTGCACTAGTCGCAGCAGGCAAGGTCACCTTCCATCCGCTGTCATACGCAACACCAGTCGCGCTAGCTCCCCCACCTGCCGTATTCAACCGGAAATAATACGTTAAATTATGAGTAGCATTGGTAACATCATTGCCAAAAATATCCGTAGTCGCGGCATCGATCCACACCACGTCCACGCCTGCAGTAATGGACGAAGGGATCCCCATCAGATGCCTATCTCCCTGTTCTTCGTCACTTTAGCGCCGATCCTTACCACTGTTTAACGAAACTCCGCTTTGGTGCCGTCCGCGCAGCAGCACGCTTCGGCTTGTCCTCATCCTTTCGCTCAAGCTGATCCCATATCGTTCTTCTGTCCATCTTCTGGTACAGACGATGCAATGCCGCATACGCATAGTTCATCTCGTCCAGTGCTTCGTTGGGGGACTGGCTCTTCTTTACCCACACCCGCTCGGGATATCCGTTCCTAAAACGCAAGATCTGCTTCTCCGCTGTCAGTTCCTCGAAGTAGTCGGCACCGATCGTCGGAAAGAAATGCAAATATCCCGGCCCAGGTTCGTTGTGCTTCAACCGTCCGAACAAAAGCGACTTGACCGTATCAACGCCAACCGGGAACAACTGTGCGCCTTTTTTTAGCGCTCGACCCTTGTAGTCCACATCCACCTTCGACGCCTTGCCCAGCGGTGGCTTACCCTTCTGCGACATACCCTTGATCGCAATCACACCCATTGCCGCGCGCTCACGGCTGTATTGATAAACCTCCTGGGTGTGGTGACCACCAGAATCGATCGCGCAGCACAACACCTTCATCTCTTCGCCAGCCTCATTCACATAAGGCTTCTGCAGAATCTCATCGAGCTGTTTCCACACCTCTGGCCTAGACGGGCTGCCATAAATCTTCACGCGATCAATCAGCCACCCCTCCTCCTCGCGGCCCCAACCCCACACGCTCAGGCTGAGTCGGTCGTCCTGAACGTCGCAGCCGATCGTCAGCGCCAGCGCACCCACAGGCGGCACATATTGCTCATACTCCTCATCAGCAGCGCGTTCCAGTAACGAATCAGCGCCAATCTTGGACGCATACTCGTCCTCCCACGTCTCGCCCAACACCGTATTAACGAACGTCTTCAACTGCTCTGCATCGTTCTTCGCGTCTAAAAACTCCTCCACCAAATTCGGCCACGTCGCATTCGGGCTGTAGCTATACGCCGCCCAAATATGAAACCCAACGTGCTTTCCATTTCCTGGCGCAGTCGGCCGCCACTCACCACGCTCCACCATCCAGCGCTTCTTTGAATGCGGAATCCATACTCCACATTTCTCGCAACAATACGAAGCAGTCTCAGGATCGCCGTCACGCCACTTAATATTTGGCCATTTCAGGTACTGCATATGTCCGCAATCCGGGCACGGTACGAAATAGCGACGCTGATCCGTCTGCAGGAACATGCGCTCCACGCGGCTGAAGTCCTTAACTGTCGGCGTGCTACCAGCAACAATCGTGCGGTTCCAGTAGTACTCCGTCCGTCGGATGCCCAGCTTGATCTGGTCGCCCTCAGCGCCCGCTGACAGCGGATAGCCATCCACCTCATCAAATAACACCACTCTCCGGCTGACACGACGGAAGCCACGCGGCGAATTAGCGCCCACCATGCTCAGCGTTCCACCCGGAAACTGCTTCTGCAAAATCGTGTTCGCGCCATCCTTCGCCTTCGACTCGCTCACCAAGCCACGCAAGCAAGGCGTATCACGCAGCATCGGCGCAATCTCCTCTTTCGAGTAACCCTGCGCGTCCTCGATCGTCGGCTGCACCAGCATGATCGGGCACGGATCCTGGTGAATATGGAACGCGATCGTGTGGTTCAAGATCTTCGAGTACCCCACACGGGCGCTCTTCATCACAGTGACCTGTTCAACCTTTGGATCCGTTATTGCATCCATAATTCCCTTTTGATACGGCAAAGTGTGCCATCTGCCGCCTTCTGCGCTGCTTTCTGCGCTTAAAAACGCATAACGGTCTGCCCACTCGCTCAAAGTGAGCTTCTCAGGCGGCTTAAATGCCTTCCAGGCTGCATTTTCAAGCTTAAGTAAATTACTCATCAACACTCTCCGCCAGATCTTCAAGGGTTTCGCGCACAATATCCTCAAGCATCGTCACCGCATCAGTATCAAGATCCGGGATTCTTTGCTTTGCCTTGGTCGGAATGCCCATAATCTTTGTCCGCGCCAGAGTCACAATCTCAACCCACTTCAGCTCAACCTCCTCTGCCTTGACCAGCAATCCTTCTTTTTGCTGCCTCTCCAACTCAAGCAGCTCTGCTTTCAGGTGCTCGGTCCTAGCCCTGCTTTCGTCATAGTCGGGAATCGATTCTTGCGTCTTGCCTAATCTTGGCGCGCGAGGCTGCTTCTCCCGCTGTCTTACTGGCCCAACGTTGATGCGAGTTTGAGTGTTCTTTGCCCACTCTTCCCGCATTGTGTTGCTGTCTATTTTTTCCGTGCCATCAGCATCAACCACCACGGACAGCCTATTTTCCTTGATCGCGTTGTAGATCGACTGACGGCTCACGCCAAGCACTCGCGATGCCTCAGTTTTGGTAAGTAAAGTCATTTTCTAATGTTTGACAAATTTTATTCCAGCGTTGCTCAGTAAAAAACGGCTGCTTTGTGTACCAGCGGTAAGGATGATGGTCAAATTTAGAGTAATTGCATTTTGCGCACGCTGGAACAATGTTCCTCCGACCGTGCTCGCCTCCCCTGGAAATCGGCCAAACATGCTCCACCTGCAGGTCACAGGAATTGTCTCCGCAATATGCGCAACTATAGTTGAACAGTGCGAAGTGAGCGGAAATAGCGCTTGGTGTGAGGTGCTCTGCTGTGTTCCCTCTGATTTTTGCTTTTCGAGCTTTGGACTTAGATCTGGTGTAAAAGCGCAGTTCGCTGCTGATCAAGTATTTAAGCCTCCAGCGGTGCCTGCGATGCTTTGCTTCTTCTTGAGCCCAGTACTCTGAAAATATGCTTTTCATTTGCCTTTCTTGCTCAGCAACTAAATCAGCCACTGGACAGGTAGATCGCTTTCTTCTTGAGAGCGCATTCAGATGAGCCTCAAGCGCAACCTGTTCTCTTGACTTCATGCCAGCATCTCTTCTGTACCGCGTGCGCTGAGCCAATATTCGGTCTCGGTTTTTGGCTCGCCTTTCTGCGCCCCTTCCACTTTCTCTATCACGAATGCACTGCTCCCTGCTTCTGCGGGCATAGTCTTCTTTGTTTTTCAAATAATGCGTCCGAGCGCGCGCCCTGAGCACTTCTGGGTCTGTATTTAACCTTTTTTCTTTTTCGCATTCAATGCACGCGCCTTTCCTTCTAAGGCTGTAGCCGGTGTCGTGCCAGTTGTGCTCTTTGGGGCAGAGAATGCCGAGATATTTCCCTTCAGGGATGCCAGATGCACAGTTGTCTATGAATTTGATAAGCCAGTCCTGTGGATGCCTTGTGCCGTTTTTGCAACCAGCGCAGCGAGAGATGGGAACGCCTTTTGGCGAAACGTAAGCGCTTCTAAGCGAAAAATTGGTCCCAGGCCACAGGTGTCCGTACTTGCAAGGGGTGCCAAGCCTCCACTTCGCCGAATCAAAGGTGTACACCAGGCTCAAGACTGTAAAGCTGTCAAACTATGCTTTACATGTTAGCATTATCTGTTTTACTGGGCTGGGGATTGTATGCGTTTATGCGCGTAAAGCTATTTTGAAATTTCGTGCGTGGCTGCACGGAGCGATTCGAAATAC